GCCCTCGTCAGCCTCGTCCTCGCCCGGTTCCTCGCCCTCGTCCTCGCCTTCACCCGTCTCGTCGTCGTCGCCGGCCGCTGACTCGTCGACTTCGTCGTCGTCAGCACCATCGCCGGCTTCGTCGTCGTCATCGTCGGTGTCGGCAGCAGAACCGCCACGCGGCAGCGTCACCTCGTGCCCGGCCGTTGCCGAAGCGACAGCCGCGCGGAATGAGGACCGAATATCGGTGGCAGGAGCGTACAGCGGGTCGGCCATCAATCGTTTCATGTGCTACCTCAGTAGGTGCCGCGCGGCACAGGGGGTTTGAACGCGCCCGCGGTCCGCATTCCCCTCATGCGTGACCCAAGGCTGCTCTTCGGAGCGTGCAAGAACCCTTTCAGGTTCCGGTGTGGATGCTGCGTGGCGTAGTGCGGGAGCCCCTTTTCCTTCGTTGACGCGAAGTCGTGCATCTGCGATCGCGTCATGTTCGGCATCTTGTCCCGGAGCTGCTCCGGGTGATGCTCTGCGATCGCAAAGAACCGCCGTTGGGCCGTCGAACGAGCTGGCATCAGGCGTAGTCGCTGTCGCTGTCCCGCCGACTCTTCCCCTTGAACGCGCCCGCGGCTTTCATGCGGCCGAGCGTCCCTCGGAGCTTGCTTTTCTTCTTCCCGCCACCCAGGCCGGGAAACAGGCGCTTTGCTTTGGCCACAATCGCTCCATGTACCGACTTGCCGGCCGATCGACCCTCCGCCAGAATGGCGTGCTTGCGGTCGTTCATCGGATACGAGCCCGAGCCCGGCGCCTTCGACGGCACGCCGAACCGCGACTTTGGGATCTTTCTGCGCGCTGCGGCCGTCAGCCGTGCCATGCGTGCTCCCTGAAACGAAAAAAGCCGGACCATCCCGTAAGGGACGATCCGGCTGCGGTGGTTCCGGTGGGCCGGCGAGTAAAGTTGTCCGCTATGGTGCGCTAAAGCTGATCAGGCGTCAAGCTTTCCCCGGCCGCCTCCACGGCACGACGTGCGCTTCGACCTTCTGCACCTTCCCGTCTGGCGAACAGTGAACTTCGATCGATGCCGGCCACACCGGCAGACCCATCGCGCGAACAAGCTGATCGCACAGACTCTGAACCTTGGCATCATGCGCAGCGTCAGCAGCATCCTTTTCCGCGTCCCACACGACCTGCTTACCCTTAAATGCCACGTCGCTCACGTCCGCATCCCCCCTTCGGAGGTCATCACGAAGCGCGTCAACGGTTCCTCGAGGTCGTCCAGCAGTTCGAGGATGCTCCGCAGCATGTCGACGTCCACAGGCCGAGGATTCATCGCCAGCGCGATCGCCACGTCATGCCTCACGGCGAGTAGGCGCTTCCGAAAGTCGCGCGGCGTGACGTTCACCGGCTAAACACCCGAGAGCTGGCCCGATTGCTGCCGCCTGGCTCGTGGCCGGCCGCCTGTTCCTTCGCCCGGTGCCGAGCCCGCTCTGCCCGCTCCGAAAGCTGCGCCTTACTCGGCTTGTCCCGGTAATCGACGTGCGCGTTTCGCATGTGCTTGTGACGCTCCGCGAGCGACGTCACCTCCACCCCGAGCGCGAAGTCGAAGTACGGGATGAAGGGGTGGTACGTCGTCGGCGCCGCGTGCCCGTCCTTGCAGTAGGGCGACATCGGCGCCGTGTAGGGCGTCCCGCACGTCAAGCAGACGGCGAACGCCAACTGGCACTGTCCACACCATCGCTCGTGCTCGAGCTGATCGCCTCGCTGCACCCCGATCGTGTAGCATCGCGGACACGGTCGAGGCTCGAGCCGCCAATCTGGCGCGGCCTTTGCTGGTTCCTCAACCATGAGTGTCACCCTTCTCCTGGCCCTCGCCGCGTTCGTCTGCGCGATCGCCGCCGCGATCGACAAGTGTCCCTTGTGGGTTGCCGTGATCCTGCTCTGCGTGCTGGCCCTGATCGCCGGACGGGTTTAGACCTTCGTCTGCATCGCCCGCAGCCCGAACAGGATCTCCTGCCGGAACCAGGCGGCGACGTTCTGCTCCTTTTCGAGTCGCTCGACGCGGGCGTTGAGGCTTCCGCCCTGCTCCGCTCTGTTCTGCGCCACGAGGTTCGATACCTGCTGCGCCATGAAGCGCTGCTCCGTGTTCAACGCCCCGAGCATTGTCTCGAGCGCCGTCAACCGATCGTTCGTCGTTACTTTCTTCCGTCGCTTCACGTTCTTCGAGCCGCGCGCTCGTCGTCGCATACGTCACCTCGATTGGTTGTTCGTAGACCCATCCCTTTTGCCGGCCGATCATGGCGATCCGATGCACGAACTCTCGGAACTGGTCCGGCGTGAGGATGCAGCGTTCGCTCCCCACATCGATCGTAAACTGCTTATCGGCGTGCTCGTAGATCACGATGCCGTCGTCGCCGAGGTCGAGATCGAGCAAAGCTCGCTTCGCCGGTCGCCGCGCGTGCTCCGTCCGTTTATCGAGCAGGCTCATCGACGGCTCCCGTCTTGACGTTGTAGCCGTACCCCGTCTTTTCGATCTCTGCCCTTCCGCCCTCGAGTACGTCGACCGCCATGAAGTCCGCAACCGCCCGTTGGGTCATCGGATCAGCGACGTTGATGACGTAGGTGTCGACCACGATCGCGCCCGTCTCGAGTGTTCGGAGGTTGTGCCTCACGACTGCCGGTAACTCGAGTAACTCAATGATGGGCTCTGCCGGAACCGCCGGATTGCCGCGCAAGATCACTCTCCACATCGGAACCTCCCTCGTCATCCGGCGATAGACGGCATCGATCTCCGCCAGCGTGACCACCTACTGCACCCCTGGCGTCGGTTGCCCTGCCGCTGGTCCGACTGACGGTTGCGGCATCTCGAGCGCCGGGGCCGCGCCTCCCCCGTTCCCGTTTCCTCCACCCATGCCCGGCGGCATCGGCACCGAGCGCGCCGCCGCCGCGACCGACATCCCCTCTTCACGGAGCAAGATCGCCATCACGGTCGGGTTCGTGAGGTCCTCGCCCTTCAGGGACAGCGTGATCTTCATCGGTTCCGGTGTCTTGGCCTGCGCCGCCTGCGAGGCGGCCGCCGCCGCAGCCTGTTGCAGCACCTGTTGCCCGACCCGCCAAAACTCCCGGATCTCCTGATCGCTCCGCACCCCGAAGTTCATCAGGGTCCGTCGCATGATCGGACTCGGATCGTCCGGGGCGTTCGGATTGACCGCGTACATGAACGGCGCGAGCTGCGGGCTCGTGAGCACCGTCAGCACCTGCATCCAGCTCTGACGCGCCGACTCTTCGGCCACAGGTGACAGCGACGCGACGTCGATTTTCACGTCCACGTCGAGGTCGTCGATGTCCTCGGTTTCGATCTCCCGCCACAGCTCCGCCTGTTCCTCCGTCTGCTTCGCGTTGGCAAACGTGAACGGGTCCACGCTTTGCTTCACCATGAAGGGCAACTTCATGTTCTCGCGCGCCGTCAGCAGCAGCAGCCGGCAGATTTCCGCCAGCCAGTCGGCCACCTGGGTGCGGGCCCGCGACTCCCGGATTGAGGTCTTGGTGTTGGCGATATTGGCCTGCGTCGCCGTCGGGCTCGTCGGGGCGTTCCGGTCCTCCCCGGTCACGCCAGCAATCGTATTCAGGTCCTTCTCGGTCTCGGCGAGCTCGCGCCAGTTCTGCGCGTCGAGCGGGGCATCCTCGACCGGCTGAATGGGTTTGTGCGCGAGGTCCGGCACCTCGATCACGACCATATCCTCGCCGCTCTCGAGCTTCTCGATCTCGGTCACGGAGACCTTGGGCTCGCGCATGTAGCGCCGCAGCGCGCGACGCCGATGCACCTTCTGCATTTCCCGCGTCTCGTTGATCTCGTCCTGCGGGCTCATCCAGTTGTAGATGGGCGGGAGCGGGTAGTAGTCGTCCTTGCGCTCGAAGAACTTGATCCCGGCCAGCGGCAGGAAGTTGAACGGCCGTTTCTGTAAGAACTTCGTGTGGCCTTCGGCATGGACGATGCGGACCCGTTCGCGCAGGTCCCAAATGCGCCACACGCGACACATCCCCCGCCGGCTGCCGCGTTCGTGGTCGTGTTCGTCACTCTCGTAGTCGTCATCGCGCTCTGCCCAAAACGAGGCGCTCGACTTGAGGTTCTCGGTGTTCTCGTAGTCCGGGTTGGCCTTCAGGTCTGCGATGCGCTCCCACGAATACCAGCCCACCCAGTCGTTCATCTCGAGTCGATTCGTGCCGGGACTCGCCCGGAAGGCCCACGCCGGCACCCGTCGCGCGTACAGCATCTCGCGCGTGCCAGGGGCAAGCTGCTTCGCGGGTTGCGTGAGGTAGACCTCGTCCTCCGGGTCCGTGTCCGGGTCCAGCATCGGCTCTTTGGACTCGTCATCGAGGATCGGCTTGCCGGCATTCGGGTTGTCAATCCATTCGGCCGAGTAGCCGACCTCCACCATGCCGAACCGTGAGTACGCATCACGGAGCGACAGACTCGTCTCGGTCTTGAAGAACATCTTCGGGTCGTCGATCAGCGTTTGCAGCGTCTGCTCGATCAGCGTCGCCCTGGCGGCGGCCTTACTCCGATCGGTCATCTGATGGTCGGGCCGGGCTTCGACCTCACACCGCGGTTTCGAGAACAGCAGCGAGGGGAGCTGCGTCTCCATCGTAGCGAACACCATGTTGATGACGTACTTCTGTTTGGCTTGTTCTTCCGGCACGCCGCGCCACTGCTCGCCCTCGTAGTACGCGTCGAGGTGTTTACACTCGAAGCGTTCGCTCCACTTCTTGAAGCGTTTGTCAGCCCGGATGATGCGGTTGTCCAGCATCCTCGCCGCCCGGCTCTGTTTCTCGGTCGGGGGCGCAGCCTCGAGCTTCTTTCGGCCACCTTTCTCTCGAGATGGGGCATTGGGCTCGAACTCGGAGCCCATCTGACGGGCGATCGCTTCGGTGCGGGTGTCGACGGTGCCTCCGACGCCTTGAGCCGGCGGCTTGGGCGCGCGCGGGGCTTTCTTCTTGGCCATCAGTCAGACTCCTGCCGCGCTTCCTGTTCGTAGAGATGCCACTTGGCCCGAAACCCTTGCTGCACCGTCATCGATCGATACTCACCCATGCGTTCGAGCTGCGTAAATCCAAACGCGCACCGTTCGCACTGCCACATCGGCGAGCCACTGAGCTGCTTGATCGTGCCGCCGCACGCGCACGTCCCCCACTCCATCACGACTCGCGGCCTTTGGTCGGGAACATCGCGTGCCACTGTTCGGCGAGGTGATCCCACACTTCCTGCCGCGCCTGCGCCTTGGCGTGCTCGAGGACCGTCTCGAACTCCCGCTGCTGCTCGCGCAGCCGGCGGTTGCCGTGCGCCCGCTCGTACTCCATGCCCTTGTTCCAGGCCGCCTCCAACGCGGCGGGCCCCTTCCACGGCCACACGAGCCACCAACGCACGTGATATAACGCGCCGATCAACACGTTCCACGGCATCGGCGCACAGATGAACTCGTCGGTGTTCTGGCGCTGCCACGCGACGCCGTACCCCTCGGGCCGTAAGCCACCGTTCTGCACGATCCGCAGGGCGCTGATGCGCCAGAGGAACCCACCATCCGGCGGGCAGTCGGTCCCGCCCCACCAGCGTTCGGCGTTCACCGCGTCCTCGAACGGGTCGATCAGGCCGGTCATGGCTGGTGTTCCTCTTCGACCGGGATCCCCGCCGCACGCAGGTCGGCCATCCTCTGCTCGAGATCCGTCTGCTGTTCCTTCTTGCGGAGCGCCCGCACCGCCGCGATGAAGTCGTCCCACGTGTGGGGCTCGTTCGCCTCGCGCTTCTGCCGCGTGAAGGCGTGGTAGCCCTGGTGGAGCTGCGTCTCTTCACGATCACTGAGCAGCTCGCCGGCATCGACGCGACGCTGCAACTCGGAGACGGTCCTCGCGGCTGGCCGCACGTCAGCCGAGAACGGCCGGTCGAAGTCCACGGTCGTCTGCTGGTTCTTCTGCTGCTCTTTGTGCAGGCGTGTCGAGAGGTCGTGGATCGCCTCGATCGCCAGCAACACCGTCTCCTTGTCGCGCGAGCCGAGACGGCCGAGCAGCTTGCGGAGCCGCGCCTCGAGCTGGCCCACCGTCATCGGCTCGCTGGCGACCCGGGTTCTCACATCACACCGACCTTCTTCTGGCTTTGTGAGATCTTCTGCTGGAAGTACTGCGAGCGTCGCGCCTCCACTCGGGCGTTGATGTTCTCGAGCGCCTGCGTGATGAGATCCTTCGGGTCGTTCTCGAGGTGCCCGTTCGCCGCAAGGATGGCCCGTGCCACGACCAAGCACGCGGCGTCGAGTGCCCAGGCATGGCCCTGCATCTCGTTCTCCTGCGGCCGGAGGTGAAACAGCAGCGCGATCACCTTCTCCGCGATGTCGTTGCGGAGCGCAAGGTCCGTCGGTTCCTCGATCGGTTCATGCGGGTTCGGGCCGGCCGGGATCGTCACAATAAGTCTCTCTCTCTGCGCGTCAGTCGGTCAGTCCTTTAAGTAGCCGGGGTTCGCGCCGCGCGACGCCGCCCCACCACACTAGCAGCCCACGATAGAGCACAAATCCGATCGGTGGCACGAGGTCGTCGCACTCGTACCACGGCCAGCCGTGACAGCCACAGCGCGCGACGCTATGCCGGTTCCTCACCTAGATCCTCGAGTAGCCGGCTTCAAACGCCTCGGCCGGCGACCACGACTGGTATCCATCCTCGTAGATCACGAAGTATCCGCCGACCTTGGGGCTGTGCTTCAACATGAACGCCGCATCGACTACAACCGACGCGCGGCCGGGCGCGAGGTCCAGTTCGAGGACGGACTCCGGCTCGCCCTGAAGTCTCACGCTCAGGATCTTCGCCGCCTTCACAACCTTGTGACACTGATAGACCGGCAACTTGTCGCCACTCACCGTACCCTCCCCTGCTTCCGAATGGTTCGGATCAACTTCTGCACCGCCTGGAACGAGCCCGCCGCGATGATCGCCTTCGTCGGCGGAGCCGCCGGCCGCGAGGCCACAAAATACCGGATCGGGTCGTAGGCGTGGTCGGTGATGTCGGGGTCGCGCTCGTCTGAGAACACCGGCTTGCCCAGGTCGGTGCCAATCTTAACCCGCCGCTGCGCCCGGATCTGCTTGATGCTGTGCACACACCCCTGCGGGTAGCGGTCGTTCCGCTTCAGGAAGAACAGCCGCGGGCTGCCCATCTCGCGCGTAAACGGGTGGATGCGCTCCGGGTCGACCAGCAAGTACTCGTTGATGCGGTTCCGCGTGCCGAGTTCGTTGTTATCGGCCGCGGTCCAGAAGATCGCGGTGTTGCGCGGCTGTTCGACGACTTCGGCGTACTCGCTGGCGACGCTCCATCGGCCGCCCTTCTTCGTCGGCATCGTGTGAAAGATCGACGGGTCGGCGATGTCGCCCTCGTAGCGGTCGTTCAGGTCCGTCAGACTGCTGATATTCGAGCGGTGGACCGAGATTTGCGGTTTGGCGAGGTAGTATTCCTGCCAACAGAAACAGTTCCCATTCCGATCGACGGCCCACCACAAGCAACACGTCGGGGCCGAGTCCCCGTAGTCGAAGGTCCGGTAGAGCGTACAGGTGCGCCTCAGGTAGTCGGCCAGCTCGTAGCTGCCTTCGATGATCGAACGGTTGTCGACCGCGTGGATCGCGCCCTCTGGCTGTCCCCATAATCCTTTGACGTTGCGTCGGATGAACGCTTCGTCATGCGCCATCAGGAACCTTAGGTTGTCCTTCGACAAGAAACGGTTCGAGGTCGACGGCATGTGGATCATCTTGTAGCCGCGGTCCTTATACGAGGGACGCGGGCTGCCGTCCTCATTGACGCCCTGGCTCGTGTGGAACTCTTCACTCTCTTCGTGAAAGCGTCGGTAGACCCAATGGGTTTCAACATCGGGGTTGACGCACAACGTGAAGTAGGGAGGCGGGACGGGCGTCCCTTTCTCCGGGTGGACAAAGGGCCACGGCTTGCCGCCGCTGACCGTGCGCCACCAGTCCAGTTCCTCTTGCGGCACGACCGCGATGTCCCATCGACTGAGCCGCCCGAGCAGGAGGTCGAAGATTTCCTCCATGTGCTCCGGGTTCTCTTCGGCCTGATCGATCACCGCCCAATTGATTTCGAGCCCCCGGATGATGCCCTCGGTCTCCGGCTTGTCCAGATGGAGGAACAGCACCTCGGACTCGAACGGCTTGCGGAACTTCATGTAGCCGTTCTGGTCGTTGCGCCGACCGCCGCGCTTCGGGTCGTAGAGGTCGGGCGGGCAGACCTTATAGAAGGTCGCCATCGTGGTCGCGCGCAGTTCCGCACCGACGTGACGGGCGATCACGCCACGGTTCTTGTGGTAGACCGTGCTCAGGTAGATCCCTTTAAGAACGGCTTCCCACGTCTTGCCAGAGCCCCACCCGCCCGAGAGACACAACGGGGTCGGCCCGTGGCTGAAGCCTTCGAGCTGTGCATCGCTGGCCCACTGGATCGGCCGCGACTCCCGGGTGAGACCGGGGATGATGAATGCCACGATGAGAAGGAGTGCCGCGCTCACGCCTCTCCCGAGCTTACGGCGCGAAAAAGCCGGAGACGTTGATCCGCACGCTATTCGTTGACTGTCCGGCGCTTGTGACGATCGTGAACGCGGTGCCGGCGGTCGCCGTTTTCAACAGAAACGGATAGACCACTTGAAGCACGCCCGTGTTGAGGCCCGTGCCTTGGGTGGCATTGTTGCCCCACCAGACCAAGTTGGTCGGCAGGTTGGTGGTCGTAAAGACCGGCGCCGGGCCGGCGGCTCCTGTCACAGCGGCGTTCGCGGTCTCTTGAATGTCGATCGAGCAGATGTAGAGATATTGACCGGCCGGCGGCGTAAGGGTCGCGGTCACTGCGGTGTTGGCCGCACCCGTGGCCGTCGTCGTCTGGTTGCAGTTGAACAGCGGCTGCACCGCCTGAATGGGCGTGGCACCAGGCACGAGTTGTTGTGCGGCACCGTAGTACGCAAACGAACCAAAGCCAATCACGGTCGCCGCGAGCACCGCGGCCAAGAGTCGAGAATGCAGTCTCATCGGTCAGTATCCTTTCGGTTGGCAGTTCGTCCGTCGCACCGCATTGCACGGGTTGAGCGGGAGCGTCTTGATAATCGCGTCGTAGCCGAGCACGGCCATGCCCCCAGGCGCGAGCGGGAGCGGTTGCACTGTGGAGATCGCGTCCCCCTTGGTGACGCCTGCGACGACCTGCAGGGAGACCGGAATCGTGCTACTCCCGGCCGTCCCCACGGTCGCGCCGAGACTCGTGAGACTCGCGTTTGTCACCGGCACGCCCGTCTGGTTGCTGGCGATCGTGACCGGAATACTCGCGGCCATCGTCGTTTGCCCACGTGTTGATTCGACCGTGCTCACGAGCCCGTCGATCGATACATCAAACCCGCTCGCCACACCGACGAGCGTGAACGGGTTCGTGATCGACTCGGCGGTGATGGTGATGAAAGATGTATTGGCGGTAGCAATCGTGACCGTGGCCCCGGTGGTTGACGGCCAGTTGTTGCCGGTCGTCGTACTCGTGATCACACCCGAGCCGACTATCTTGTCGAGTTGGTAGGTGCCACCGCCCGGCGGCGAATTAGCCGTGAACACAAAAAATGCCGTGTTGCGGGTATCCACCGTGATCGAGTCAGTTGGCACGGTCATCGCTTGCGACACGTTGCGCGCCGAGATGGCGGTGTAGAGCGCATTCGTCGTACTGACCGCTGTGCCGCCTTGATAGTTCTCCGCTTGGGTCTTTAGGTTCGTGGCAGTGCCCTGCACGACGGTCGCATTGAGGTTCGCCGCGGTCGCCTGGGTGACTGCCGTCGTGCTCGTGGTGTCGAGCACGGCGTGCAGGTTGGTCCCGGTCGGCTGCACCACGGTCACATTGCCCGTCACCGCGGTCGTCGAGCCGGTGTCGTGGATGACGTGTCCGATTACGTTGGTGCCCGCCGGCAAGGCCGCGTTCACCTGCACGCCGTTCGTGGTGCCTGGGGTCGTCTGGTCGATGCCGACCTTCCCGATGATCGCCGCGCCAGCGGTCAACGCCGGCAGCGTGGCCACCGTCACGGCCGTTGTTGGCGCCGAGTCGACCGCCACGTGCAGGTTCGATCCTGTCCCCTGGGTGACTGTCGTTGTGCCGCTGTCGAGGATGGCGTGTTGCTGGTCCGCGGGCTTTGTCCGGGTCGAGAGCAGCACATCGAGGTTCGTGAGCCCGGCACTCGTAACCGGCACGCCCGATTGGTTCGAGGCGATCGCCACGGGCAGCGAGGACGCCATCAACGCTTGCCCGAACGCGAGCCGGCGCCACACTGCCCCGTCGTAAACCTGGGTGAGTCCGATGTTGAGCCCGGTCGTCTGTCCGGCCGCGACACTTCCATCGTCCGTGTCCGAGGTCCCGCCAGCACACCCGCTCGCGCACGTCACCGACCACGGGTCTGATCCCCCGTTCGAGGCACCCTGCGCGACGGTGCCGCCGCCTCCGCCACCCCCGCCGCTACTCCCGGCCGAGGCCGAGGACGCACGCACCGCCACGATCGGATTACCCGACGCGAGCGCACTGAACCGCACCCGCACCTGGGCATAGCCGGCCGGCGCGAACGTCCAGCGTCCATTCGCGGTCGCCGAGGTCACGACGACCGGCGAGACGGCCACGGTCGAGACCGGCATCGAGAACCACAGCGAGCCGTCGACGGTCGCCTCGAACTGCGCCGTTCCGCTCCATGTGCCCGTGAGCTGCACCGCGCCGCCGCCGCGCCCTGGCGTCCCGAGCTGCACACAGCCCGAGCCCGGACACGTGGTCGACGACAGCATATTGCTGGCGGTCGCATCCTGCCCGAAGGCCAGCACCGTGAGCAGCAGCAGCACTGTCAGAGGGATGAGGATGCGCCAGATCGCGAGTATCCGCTCGTGGGTGTCCCACCAGTCCCGCACCACGTCTCGCCGTTGTTTATCTACGTCCATAGGAGCATCACCGTCCCATCTTGTGTCGCGCGCAGCCAGAAGGCCGCTTTCGTCTCGGTGTAGTTCGTGCCGTTGTCGTGGAGCTTGGGCAGCGTGCGCTCGAACCCGGCGGCGATGATGATGTAGTGCCCGTCATCCTCATCGTTGGAATGCACTTCAACATCGCCGGGCGTCCCGTTTACGACGACCACGCCCGTGGAGGATCGCTCCGGTGTGACCGGCGTCAGCACGCCGGCCGAGAGCGGGGCTCGCTGGAACGTGACCGACCGACTTCTCGTCATCGCACGGGTCCGTTCGCGTTCTTCGTCATCTCGTAGTGCCGCTCGCGTTGCTTCCGCTGTAGGCGGAGTTCACCCCATATCGCAAAGAGGATGACCACGGCCACGAGCAATAAGTAATTGGTCAGCTCCACGCCTTCTGCCCTTTCCCAATCACGACGATGATCCGGTTCGTCAGATGGAACTTCCCGCAGTCGCCACACAGGTACGGCGTGATGTGACAGCCAGGTCGCACGGCGCCACGGTCCATCTGCCGTTCCGCCCCGTCGAGGGCCGCCTCGCGCGTGTCGAAACTGTATTTCTGCGACTCGCAGCGATATGGCGTCTCCGGGTCCACTGAACCGCGCGTCGGGCTGCTTGCCACCGTTTTAGCCCTCGTCACATCAAAACGGCGGTTCAGGATGACTCAGGAGCGACGAACGACGAGCGGGTCGATGTCCAGCATCCCCAGTTTTCAGGCTCATCGCCCGATGCCGCCCTTGCGCGTGGTCCGCACCGGTTGCGCGGTCAACCAGTCCTCAAGTTCCTCGAGCGCCAGCACGTAGCCGCTCTCGTGGAGGGTGTGAATCTTCGCCGCCTTCACCGCCTTCACCATCCGCCGACAGCGTTGCTGCACGAGGGCTCGCTCAATTACCGCGCCGCGCGCGACCGTGGCTTTCCGTTTCATGTGATGCTCACCTTACTGCCAGGTGGCAGGATGAATGCCGGCACATCCGGCTGGCCTTCGTTCGGGTCCGGCTTCTCCGTCAGCCCGTAGGCTTCGTAGTCCAGCTCGATCGCGTGGTTCTTGTTCCAGAACCGCAGCTTCAGGACGCGATCCGTCACGCCATCGCCCGCGCGCGCGTTTTTCATCACCCATTCCACGCTCGACACCGCAGCCCGCGCCTCGGGGGGCCAGTCCTTCATCGCCAGAATGTTGCCGCGGTGATCCATCACGCTGGCCGGGTCAAAAAGCGCGATCATCGCGTTCTCGCGCCGCAGTTTCGTGATGTACTCCGCGTCCTGCTTGCGGAGCCGTTCCTCCCCGTCCTCCACGGCCGCCGCAACCTTTGGAATCTTTAAGAGCTGCGACGCTTGGACGTGGGCGCTCTTGGCGCTGTAGCCGGCCCGGATGGCCGCCTTGGTGCCGTTGTGGTCCTTGAGGTATTCCGCGACGAACCGGGCCACCTGGGGCGCCAGTCCGTCGCGTCGGGGGGTCACTGGCCGACGCGCTCACCGCGTGGGCCGCTCGAGCTGCCTGAGAACGGGGCTTGCGGGGGTCCTGATGGTTCCTTGACGTTCCCGTCAACGGGACGGTCCTCGGGTTGGGCGGGCCGGGGATAGAACCGGCCTTCACGGGCGGCCTCGTCCTGGCTGTGCGCGACCGCCGGCTCAATCATGATGAGCTTTGTCGACGGGTGCGCCATCTTGGTCTTGAGGTAATCCTCCGCGACCCAGCGGGCTTCGTCGTAGTCCGCGCTATTGGTCTCGATCAGCACGTCGTAGACGCCCCTGGTGGGCGACATCTGGCTCTTGTAACGGAGTTTCCACTGCCACCGGGGTTTGACCGGGGCTCGTTCTGGTGCCATGTGTCCGCGCTCCTTGGTTGAGAGGTTGCAGGACACAAGACTACGCCTGA